GCATTATCTAAGATCACCCCTGACTTGGAGCCGCCTGCTTGGCGTGCCGAGGTCATGTTTTGTGGCATGTGTTAGTCCTTTATGGATTGGTTATGATTGAGGATTATACTGCTTAGCTACGGATGCAGCGGCCTGTTTTAAGAGGTCTTCACGTTTAGCAGCATATTCTTTATCTGACATATTTGGATCAATGGTAATCGGGCTGGACTGGTCCTGACCATTGAGGTTTGGCTTAGGAGGTAGATTGTTGCCTTCGGCATTGGCGTCATCTACGGCTTGAATATTATATTTGGCAAAGGTCTGCTTTGCTAGGACTAGATTCGTGTCAAGCTCTTCCGTGGTACTTCCTTTTACTAATTCTTCAATAATAGATCCCTTATTATCACTAATCAACTGTAATCTGTGTGATTCAAGTGTAGCGGCATCGTTCACCGCTTTAAGATCAGCATTTTCTTTCTTTAAAGCGTCCATTGCTGGAGTAAATACAGTGTCTTCTAAAGCTTTAACTTGTTTGTTGACAAGATCTTCTATTTGAGTCATGTCAATATCGGCAGGCTTCTCTTCCTTCTTGTTGTCGCCTTCTTTGTTACCCTCTGCAGCCGCTTTTGCGTCATCTGCAGCCTTTACAAGGCTTGCAACTTGAGTCTCAAGCTCTTTTGTGCGAGCATCTTTAGCTGTAATGTCTTCGGTCAGCTTATTGACCTTGCCATACATTTTATCTTTCTCGTCCTTACGAGCTTTGGCAATAGCTTCGTGGATGTCCACCTTCAATGGGTCATCTTCAGCGGGTTTGGGGAGTTTTCCTTGAGCATCTTCGAGTGCTCGTTGGGCAGTTACGATAGCTGCCTTCTGTTCGTCAGTGCCTGCTGAAATAGCGGCACCGGTTGCGGCAGTCAAAGCGGTTTGCGCGGTGGCAACTGCTTCCTGCTCAGGTGTGAGATTATCGGGCATAGTTGGCTCCAGTTTCAAGAATGAGATAGTTTTCAGTTACCCTACACAGGGCTCCGTAAGTAGGCTGAACACTCTTATATCAAATCTTATAGAATCAACTACTATCTACTTCGACTTATTGGCCCTAGCAGACTTCTCTTTAGTTTTCTTACGACCCTTCTGCGCTTCTGAGTCTCCTGTATTCACGCCATTTCCTGCGCTGGAGCCAGATTCTATCTTGCTTTCTTTGTCGTTATTGCCCTTCATCGCCATTGTGCGTTCCATCTTGGCAGCCTCGCGCTCGTCTTTCTTAGCGAGTTCAGCATCAATAGCAGCGATAAGAGCTTGAGGCTCTGATACACCCAGTTCGATAAGAGCCGCTTCTTGGCTCTGCAGCTGGCCTTGAATAAGGGTCGTTTGGATTTGAGATTCGATAAGGCGGTCTTTTGGCAGAACAGAAGGGAACTTAACAACCGTATCCTTGCGTATCTTGGCGTAATCTTCCTCAGTCAGCTTTTTGGCGCGTTTATCCGTCTTCTCTATGCCTGGAATATTGATGTTTAATTCTTCTATCCACCGTAGACAGGTTATAGCCACTTCTACTAGATGAGGGCCATACATTGAATGCTTCGTAGATGCTTTCTCTATCAAAGGCATGTACATTGTCTGCAGGGCCACTCCTGAAGTATTAGAAATAGCCTGCTTAGATCCCTGTGCTATCTCAGGAACACCCATTAAGATGTGCAGAGACTCGGTTAAGGTATCTAAGTGAGTGGTGGCCGCAGTTAGGTCGGTATCTAAGGTGAGATTCTCTACCCGCGCATCTTTAGGTAGGCCAGACCAGATCTTATTGGCGCCTTTCTGCAGATTGGTGCCTCGCGCACCGAATATAAGGGTAATTGGATCGCCATGATAGCTGATGATCTTGCCAATACCGTTGATCTCTTTGGATAGCTCACGGTTTAATGGAGCCACATCCGTGATGTCGTCCATTCCATAGAGGGAATCACCGTCAGGGAAGTTGCGTATGTGATGCACGTAGACTGAACCAATGCGGTTCTTTTCTTCTGAAGAAGTGCCTGCTATCTCATTACCATTCATATCTCGGGTAACTGAATACACACGGTCATCAGTAATAGTCATGTGCTGGTAGTTTGTGGTCCAACGACCATCAGAGCCAAAGGCTTTTACTGGAATATCAATGGACATTCCCCGCAGGTTGTCGGCATCAAAGGTGTCATAGATAGGTGTGCAGTAGGATGAGTTCAGAATGACAACAGTAAGCTGAGCATCTATCTCTGTTCTAATAGTCATAGAGGCTTCATCCCATACACGGAACCTCTTACCCATCTCTACGGGCAGGACCATGATGTAGGCGTCACCACAAACAGCGCCTGTCTGCCCCATGCGGGACAGCTTCTCAACAAGCTTCGTACCCCAACACGCCACCGCTCTCTTCATATGAGGAGCATAGTCGTCATTGATCAGATGAACCCCTTACCAAAGGCAAAGTAGTTAATCTTATCAATGTTCTTTTTAAGAGTGTTGATCGGGTTCTGATCAGTGCCGTCTTCGTTCTTGAGACGCTCTAAAGTCACACCCCGATACTCCTCCCAGTTGGCAGCGTATCGAAGGTTGCGCTGATTACGCTCTCGAAGTAGATCGTCCTCCACTGTCTTGTTAGGGGAGAAGACTCTAACAGCAGCTTCAGCCACTCTAGCGAGATATGATTTAGGTTCAGCCATAACCGCACCTTAGAGGGTGATTCTGGTATATCCAAGCACTAAATGCCTACTTTGGGGTATCTGAGGGGTACTTTTGGGGTATTAATTGAACAAATTGCCCTCAGATTCGAGCACTTGGGTGTCGAAAGGGCGGGTTGAGGCCGCATCTGTAGCCAGAATGAAGCTATCCCAGTAGTCATCTCGGGCTCCACGACTGTCAGGATGGTGGAGATCCAGAAGGCCGTTCTTGTACTCTTTCTCCAGATCCAGTAGCTGCGTTTTGAAGCTTTTCCACTCTTGGCGGTCACGGCATTCAGGTCCTGAAGGCCATGTCACAACCTTACGGTGCAGGTCTGCCAGAGCTACGCGATTGAGGGAGTCCTTGGTCTGAGAACTAAAGGTTACAAAGCTCACATCCACGTCAGGGAAGTTCGCTAGGATTCTATCACCCAAGCCAATGCCTACGCCAGTATAGTCCAAGCTGAGGCGCTGCACGTTCCAAGGCTGGAGGTATTTCTTGATAACATGGTACTGCTCTTCGTAGTCATCACCCTGCATCTCCAGCCAGCCGCATACATGCTTATTGAAGATAGGGATCTCGAACTCGCCATCTTCCTCAGAGTAGCCAGTGATGACCTCTTTCGGATTATCCCAATCTACCTCCATGATAGTCACCACAGTTGAGTCATGGATCTTACCAAAGTCGATGCCTGCAGCATGTCCCATGCTTCTGCGGGGATTTAAGCGTATATCTGAGTACTCACCACGAATCACACCACGATCAGCGAAAGTCTGCTCAGTGACCCCCATACCACGATGGAGCATGAATCTAACCATGTAAGCCATTTGAAATTCGTCACTGGTCTCACCAAGGCGGGATTTCTCTTTAGCGATGTATTGCCTATAGAGTTTGTTGTATTGCTGGGCTTCGAGGTAATTGACCTCGTAGTGGTTTGCTGTACCGCCCTGAGACTCAATACGAATGTTACGCCTAATAGCGGAGTAGTAATGTGACTTGACGTAATTAGCCGTACCAATCTTAATCATTGTGCCGCCACCAGCGGCTAACATAGGACCGATTGATTTAAGAACTACTTGGTCTCCGATGTCTTGAGCTTCGTCAAGAATGGCTACATGGTGAGTTTGACCTTCAATGTTTGCCTGCGCTGAGGCTGTAGAACACATGATACGGCTTCCGTTAGACCATTGAATAGTCTCGCCATTATCTGTGTCGTATATAATACCAATCTCGGCTAGAATGCCTTTAGAGGTATCGCTTGAAAAGAATGTCTTGAGGCGTTTAAAGATGATACCAGCTTGCTGCTTCTTAGGAGCGTAGACTCCAACCCAAAAGCCATTCTCGTAGCTGTGGACAGCTCCCGATTCGGGATCAACCAATCTAAAGCGGTCATCGTTCGGGTACATCTTTGCCATCTCTGGCATAATCAGCATGAGTGCGCCAGCTGCTGCCGCTACCGCCTGGGATTTACCAATTTGTCGAGCCCATAACGCGGTTAGCTCTTCCGCTT